TTAAAAACGCCAAAGGATTTCAACGTTTTCATGTTTGATTTGTATTTCTTGTATAAATTTATTAATTAATATTTGTCTATCTTTGAATTCTAATGTGTCAAATGATTTCATAGTTTTCGTAATCATTTCATTAGAGAGTGAAATCTCTTGTTCAGAACTTTGTTGTTTCAGGATAAGTTTTTCTTTATCTGAATTGAGCTTTTCCATTTGCTGTTCTAACAGTTGTCTACTTATATTTGTATTTGTGGTAAACAGATCAAGAAGGCGTTCCATTTTTTTATCTATTTCTTTGATAAGTTTTGTATAATTAATTTGTTTCTCTTTTTTTTGATTATGATATTTAAATACAGTTAAATCTTTCATTTGACCGATAACAGCGTCTTCAAGTTTTTGTCTAGACCATGTTTTATTCATACATCTTTCTTCGTATTCAGATGGGAATCTCTTGGCTCGACAAATGTAATAATAATATCTTTTGGATTCATCATCTTTGGATTTTCCAGTACTGTATGATACATATTTTTCCCCACAACAAGAACAGGTTATTAGACCTGACAACAGGCTTTGTTTAGCTTTATGAGCATTGTGTCCCTTGTGACGTTTCAAAAGCGTCTGCACACGTTTAAACTGCTCTAATGAAATGATAGGTTCATGTTGACCTTCATATTCATTCCCTGAAAAGGTTACACGTCCTATATATAATCTGTTAGAAAGAATGTCTCTATATCGTCGAAATCTCCAAATTGGATAACCTTCTTCTTTTAAAGTTTCTTGGACCCTAGTGATTGAATAGTATTGCTCGTATAAGTCAAAAGCCCTTTTGATATGATCAGCTTCGTCCTTTTTTATTATTAAGTGTCCATCTTGTCTAGTATAACCAGCTGGATCATAGTCTCCACCGTTACCTCTTAATCCTTTTTCAGCTCTTTTTAAATGCCCCATTCTCATACGTTCTGCAATTGTTTCACGTTCTAATTGAGCAAATACAGATAGAATACCGATCATTGCTTTACCAAATGGTGTAGAAGTATCTAATGTTTCTGTTATAGATACAAAGTCTACTTTGTTTTTCAAAAAGTGTTCTTCAATTAATTCTAATGTATCTCTTTGAGAACGAGATAATCTATCTAATTTATAAACAACGACGACATCTATATTTTTTAAATCATTTAAAAGTTTTTTTATACCAGGTCGTTCTAAATTAGAACCTGAATAACCACCGTCTATATACTCATCATAGATATCCCAATTTTTAGCAGTACAAAACGCTCGGATTCGTTCTCTTTGAACTTCTATACTATAATTTTCAACTTGCTCTTGTGTACTAACACGAATATATATAGCTGCTCTAATCAAAATTATCACCTTTTATTTTTAAAATTTAGCATTAAGAGGTGCCATATACCAAACTAATTTCCCTATTACTACAACAGGAGTATACTCTTGGGCCTTAGAATCATAAAATTGTGTTTTATGCTCTGGATTATAGCTCTCAGGTTCTAAAGTAATTCCATCTTGAAACTTATAAAATCTTTTTAGAGTGGCATCAAAGCCATTAACTGCAACTGCGGCAATATCCCCATTTTTAATTTCGATATTTGGATCGATCAATGCCAACATATTCGGTGGTATGACTTTGTTCATACTGTCACCAACTACTCTTAATAAAAATGCATGTGGGTGAGTATCTGTTATTTCAACTGGAACATTAAGCCATTCTTCCACAGTTACCATTTCAAGTGGAGTTCCAGCAGCTATTGCTCCAAGTAAAGGAACAGCATTGCAGTTATTTTCGATTTTTGGTTGGTTAGGTCTGATATGAGTAACTTTAGAATCTTGATCTTCGATAATATCACTTTTTAAAATTTCAAAATGATCAGCTATTTTTTGAATAGCTCCCATTCGTGGTTCTTTTAATCCTTTTTCCCAAGTTGATACTGCTTTATCTGAAACGCCCGCTATTTCACCAAATTCTTTTTGTGAAAGATTATGCTTATCCCTTAATTTTTTTATATTTTTTCCTATGCTCATTGTAGTGACCTCCGTCGACTTTATATATATAATATTAAACTAAAAGTAGAATTTATTCAATATAATGTCGAAAAAATTCTACTTTAAATTTGATATTTTAATATAAAGGTAGATTAACCTAGGTTTTTTAGTGTTGACATTCTACTTTTAGTAGATTATCATGAATTTACAAGCGAATAGAAAAGAGGTGAATACGATGATTCTCACTATTAAACAAGCGCGATTATTAAAAGGGCTTACTCAAAGCGAAATGGCGCAACAGCTAAATGTCCATGTTCAAACTTACAGAAACATGGAAAATCACTCTGATGATGTGACTGTAGGAAATGCGAAGAAGATTTGCGACTTACTAGAAATTAGTTATGATCAAATTTTTTTTAATGTAGATTCTACTTTAAGTAGAATTAGAGATGGAGTCACTCTTGAAATGTAGAAGGTGAAAAAAATGATAGTTAGAGAAGGCATTGAAGTAACCAAAGTTACTTTAGAAGGTTATGAACTACCAATACCGGAAGGTCTTTCTGAGTTTCTACTTCGAGCCGGATACTGGGTATACGGCGGAGAAGTAGAATCATCAAATGATGTTGAAATTTTGTCGAATTATGACAGAAAAGTTGTTCTGAAAGATGGTCAATTACGTACCATATTAACTTACAAAGGAAATAAAAAAGGAAGGTGACCAATTATGAACGGAGTATTATCTGCAAGTAAATTAATGAAAGCATCGGATGTTGTAAAAAGATGTGCAGAAATGAGAAATAATCCAGCGTTATTACTTATTACTGAATTAGAAGCAAAGTGTCAGCTAAGGGAAATGAACCGTAAGGTTTCAAAGCGAAGGGAGGTGAATTAATTGAAGGAGGTAACACTAGTTTTTAAATCAGGAGTTAAAACAAGTTTTACAGTAGAGCAATTTAAAACATTTAAAAATAGTTTTGGATTTTTATCAGGAATTGAATATGAAGGTGCAACTCCGACAGTACCATTCCACATTAGTTTGAGTAATATCGATGCAATATTTGTGAAAGACATTGGTGGAAAGGAATCCACTAAAGAACCTGATCATCCAATTGAAGATTTCTATGGTTGTGAAATTAAGCAAGATGATAAGTATTTTATGTTTGGCCAGGATGCTGTACTTGAAGGGAATCTAACGAATTACTTAATTGCAGAACAAAATGTTGAATGTTTTCGAGCTGTATAAAAGGAGAAACCGCCAGTTGGGGCTGACGGCCTAATAAAAACACATGTTGAGGTCATTATAGCATGAAATGAATTCATGTAAAGGAGTGAACGATCATAATTGAAAATCCAATGATTATAGGAAAGCCAAATGATTCAGCGATAACGAATGCTATAGAGCATTGTGCGAGTTGCAATAAGGAAATCTACTGCGGTGAAGAGTACTTGGATTTTGAAGGTGATTGTATACACAATTCAACAGAATGCGTTAAGGAATACGTTGTTGTACATTCTACCCAAAAGATAGCAGGTGAATGAAATGAACTTACAACAAAAGATTGAAAGTGAGATATCCATTTTAAGGCGTCTAATTGATCGATACAAACTTTGTGATGATTCGGAATCCATTGGTATGGTGATTGCCTATGAATATGGATTGCAGATGTTGATAGAAGTATATGAAATGAGTAAACAAAAAGAGGTGCTGCCGTTTTGAATGGTGGAATTGAAGAACTAGAAAAGTCACTAAGTGTGGAAAAACGAAGGTTAAGTGAACACAAAAGAGAGTTAGAAAGGCTAATAGAAAAGAAACCGATTGTAGAACAAAATATCTGGAACACAGAAAGTAAAATTTTTGATTTGGAAGCTTCTATTTTTGTTTTGAAAAGCATGGCGAAGGAGTGAATCAATTGGAAATCACAAACGGTGCTGCCATTACTAAAAGTAAAAAAGCAAAAATCATTATCTATTCAAAGCCAGGTAACGGTAAAACAACGGTTGCTGGATTGTTACCAGGCAAAACATTAGTCTTGGATATTGATGGGACAAGCCAAGTTTTAGAAGGATATGAAAATGTAGATGTAGCTAAAATGGATGGTGAAAATCCACATGATAGCATCCTACAATTTTATGCATTAGCAAAAGCAAATATCGCTAAATACGATAACATCTTTGTTGATAATTTAACGCATTACCAAAAGTTATGGTTACTTAAAAAAGGTGAAAATACGAAGAGCGGTATGCCGGAATTAAAAGACTATGCTTTACTAGATAACCATCTTTTGAAGTTAGTAGAAACGTTAAACGCATTAGATGCCAATGTTATTTTCACAGCTTGGGAAACAACAAGAAATATCATTCATGATGATGGGCAGCAATATAATCAGATGATTCCAGATATAAGAGACAAAATAGTGAATCATATAATGGGGATTGTGCATGTAGTCGGTAGGTTGGTAATAAAAGCAGACGGTACACGAGGCTTTATGTTAGAAGGAAATGAATCTATATTCGCTAAAAACCATTTAAGTAAATCAAAAGGATGTTTACAGGAAGAATTACTGCAATCATTAAAAGGTAATAAGGATGCCTAAATATCATGATTTAAGCGGAAAAACATGTAGTAGATGGACTGTTTTATCTATAACTGAGGATAGAACTAAAAACGGAGGAGTTTATTGGTTATGTAAATGCGAATGTGGAGAAATAAAAAAAGTAGTATCCGAAGCACTAAAAAGAGGAACTTCGAAAAGCTGTGGTTGTTATAGAAGTGAAGTAGCAAAAAAAGAAGTAATAAAAAGAAATTACAAACACGGATTAACAAACAAAGAAAGATTATACACGATATTAGCAGGAATGAAGCAAAGATGTTATTACAAAAATAGCATTAGTTATAAGTATTACGGGGCTAGAGGGATATGGATATGCGAAGAGTGGAAAATAGATTACTTATCTTTTAGAAAATGGGCTTTATCTAATGGATACGAAGATCACTTAACTATCGATCGCATAAATGTAAATGGTGATTATTCTCCAGAAAATTGTAGATGGGTAACGCCATTGGAACAAGCAAACAACAAAAGAAATATACTTAAAAAAACAAAAAAATAATGAAAGAGGTTGAATGAATATGACATCATTCTTTAAATTCGATGAAACAAACGTAAATACAGGGTATGAATTAGTAGCCGAGGGTAAGTATGAAGCTGTAATTGTAAATGCGGAAGCTGGAAAAACACAGGCGGGTAAAGATAAATTATCGATAGATTTTGAGATTCGAAGTGATGTATCACAACATCATCAAGGAGCAAAAGTACTTTATAACATGTTTACGTTCGAACATGAGGTTTCGGTGAGAATCGTCAACTCATTGTTAAAAGCATGTGGCTTTGGTAATAATCATGCTTTCACTTCTGCTGAAGATATGGGGAAGCAACTTCTCAATAAGAATCTACAAATTACAGTAAAACATGAAGAGTACGATAAGATTGTGGATGGTCAAAAACAAAAACGTACGGTAGCCAAGGCAAAATATTATGATGTGTCGGACGTAAATCCGATAACAATTGGTCCAGCAGTAACAGTCGGTGATGATATGTTACCGTTTTAAATAACTACATAGAGAGGTTGGTTTTAACCGACTTCTCTTTTTTATACCCTAAAAGACTAACCGGAGGTTGTAATGAAAAAGAATCCATACAATTTTAATGAGATACCAACAGAACTGAAAAATCTACCCCAGTGGGTGCTTTGGCGTAAAGAGAATAACAAGGGAAAGGTAACTAAAATTCCCTATCAGGCGAATGGTGAGATGGCGCAAGCAAATAATAGGCGTACATGGTCGACATTTGCAACAGCGGTTAAATTTTATTTAGAGGGTGACTATGATGGAATAGGCTTTGTATTTAGTAGGCAAGACAGCTATATAGGAGTAGATATCGATAAGTGCGTTGTGGATGGAAAAATAAATGCTTTTGCAACGGAAATTATCGATATATTAGATAGTTATACAGAGTTTTCACCATCAGGGAAAGGCATTCACATCATCATCAAAGGTAGTCTTCCACAATCTGTATTAGGAACAGGAAGGAAAAATACAAAGCATGGTTTGGAAATTTACTCTTACGGACGCTTCTTTACCTTTACTGGAAAGCGTGAGAATTCTAATGATGTATATGAGCGTACGGATGAGCTAGCTGAAGTATTTGAAACATATTTTGATGATAGTGATATGCAAGGTCGAGTGAACTTAGCAGAATTTGAAAAAGACGAAATGAACATTTCAAACGATGCTTTATGGGAAAGAATGTTTAGAAGTAAAAAAGGGGATGAAATTCGCTCTCTTTATAAGGGGAAATTATTGAATGGTGACCATTCTGCGAGTGATTTATCCCTGATGAATCATTTAGCTTTCTGGACTGGCAAATCAGCAACACGAATGGATTCTATGTTCCGTGAGAGTGGATTAATGCGTGATAAATGGGACGTGATCCATTTCAGAGATACAAACGAAACATACGGGGAAAGAACGATAGCAACAGCCATTTCATCTACTTCCTCCACAATTCTAGATTATAAGCAACAATTCGATGCATTTTCATTTGATTTCCTCGATGTTGAAGATAATGTAGGCGAAGCAAGACCAGCAGATCGAAAATTCATGCTCACAGAAATGGGAAATGCGGAACGAATTGTAGCAGAATATGGCCACGTGATTCGTTTTGTAAACGGTTCTGGTTGGTATACATGGGACGGGAAGCGTTGGAAAGAGGATAGAAGTAGGAAAGTGGAACGCATCACTTCAAAAACGCTTAGGAATTTATTAAAAAGTGAAGATGAACGTGAAGTGAAATGGGGAAGACAATGCGAAAAACGCGTAATTCGTATGAATAGCATCAAGGATATGATCCCACTTGTACCAGCTCAACGAGAAGCTTTTGATACTCATCCATATGTATTAAATGTAGAGAACGGTGTGATTGATTTAAAAACAGGAGAACTATTACCACATAATCGTGATTTCATGCTTACAAAAATGGTAAATATCGAATTCAAAAAAGGGGAAGATTGTCCGAATTGGAAGGCGTTTTTGGAAAGTATTTTCAAAGATACAGAAGGGAATACAGATTACGAATTAATAGACTTCATTCAAAAATCGATTGGATATTCATTAACAAGTGATATATCCGAACAGGTCATGTTTTTCCTTTATGGTAGTGGACGAAATGGTAAATCAACATTCATTAACATGATCAAAAACTTGTTAGGTGATTATGCCAAGCAAACAAATAGTGAAACATTTATTAAAAAGAAAAACGATAATGGGGCAAATAATGATATTGCTCGTTTGGTCGGTTCTCGTTTTGTATCAGCTGTTGAGAGTGAGGAAGGACAACAATTATCAGAAGGGCTAGTGAAGCAAATTACGGGTGGCGAACCAATCACAGCCCGATTCTTAAGACAAGAATATTTCGAGTTCCAACCAGAATTTAAGGTGTTTTTTACAACGAATCATAAGCCCATTATCAAAGGGATTGATGAGGGGATTTGGAGAAGGGTGCGAATGATACCTTTTACCATCACAATTCCAAAAGAAAAAATAAATCGTAAACTTTCTGAAAAATTATCACTAGAGATTTCGGGAATATTAAATTGGGCAATCGAAGGTTGTTTAAAATGGCAACGTGAAGGACTGGGTGAACCAAAATCGATTAGAGTAGCAACAGATAAATATAAAGAAGAAATGGATATAATCGAACCGTTTATAGTCGATAGGTGTTTTTTGAGTCCTTTGGCGAAAATCGAAGCGAAAGAGCTATACACGGTTTATTCTCGTTGGTGTGAGGATGAAGGAGAAATTGCTTTAAAGAATCGTACTTTCTATAGGTTGTTAGAAAACAAGAATGTTCATAAAAAAAGGGGAGCAAAAAATAAAAATTATTTGAATGGAATTGGATTACAAAAAGAGTATTACAAATACTTACAAAAAGAAGATGGTTCAGTAACATCTGCTAACCCTGAAAATCATTCCGTAACCCCATTTAAATTCTCTTGAAATCCTTATGCATTAAGGGTTTGTGGGATACTGCTTTTTGTGGAGTTACTTTTTGTTATTTAATTTCTTATAATCCAAAAATAATATAAATATAAGTATATATAATATATATTATTTCCGGTTATAAGGAATCGGGGTAACTAACCGTAACCGTTAATCAAAAAACAGCCGTTAACCATTGATATGACAACGTTTTTGATGGGTTACAAAAGTGTATGTAGTAGGATATTTTGTTACTGAATATAAAAGGGGAGAAATCCTGTTATGCAAGTATTAGAAATCATAAGCCTAATTTGGAAATCAGGTGCAAATATCTATCTGGATCCGAGTGATAACCGAATCGGAATAACAAGACAAAATTTAATTCCAACGGAAGTTATGAAAGCTGCTGAACGGAATTTTAACGAAATCAATATTTGGTTTCAATCCTGGAAGAATGAGAGTGTGGAGGAAATCACAATATCGAAGATCTTGTATCAATTCTGTGGATGGCAACATAATCAAAAATTATATGATTGGCTACTGGCTGATGAAGATTCATTACAACTTTTTTATGACTGGACGATTGTCCTTGCGAAGAACGGATGGACAGACATCTATGAAGACTATCGCCAGTTTAAAAATGAGGAATCGGATGCAATGGCAAGAAAGATATATGAACGTGCAGTTATACATGCGACGAAAGGAGTAGGAGTATGATCAGTTATCGTTATACCGATACGGAAATAAATAACATTCTTAAAACACTCACAATCGTGATTGATACGCGTGAAAACGTAAATGGCCATATTCTTGATTACTTACATCAAAAGGACATCCCAATTAAAAATCAAAAATTAGATACCGGTGATTATGGCTGTATGATACCTAAAAATGAAGAGTTAGGCATTCCTCGCGACATTTACTTAGATAGTCGAGTAGAACGGAAAGCCCACATGGATGAAATCACAGGAAATTTACAAAAAAATACGCAAACAGCATTTGAGAATGAATTAATTCGATCAAAAGAGATTCCCTTCACCTTAATTGTGGAGGACCTACATGGATATGAGAAGATGTTGCAAGGTAAATATCAATCAAAATATAATCCATTGGCATTGCTTGGCAGACTCAATACATTTAAAGCAAAATACGGTTTTGAAATCGTATATGTGGATAAGAAATTCAGTGGGAATTGGATTTATCATCATTTTTATTATCAAGCGAAACATTATTTGAGGATGGGGACGTTCTAGGGAATTTAGAGCATGAAAAAAGGAACTCCGGCGCAAAAATTTCAATGGGAGAACAGAAAGATTAAGAAATCAAGTGTGTTTATAGTATGTACATGCTTCGATTTTTTATACAAAATAACAAAGCAGCTAGCAAAAGCTAACTGCTCGGTTGGAACTTGTTAGAAAAAGGTACAGCTGCAGGGAATACAGCCTATGGATAGTATGAATCAAGTTTGAAATTTTATACGGAGGGATGGAAATGAAATTACCCACAGATTTTTTAATCGCATTATCTACGAAACTAACGGAAATTGCAGACAATACAGCTGATATAGAAACGGCAGCCGAATTAGGGCCAATCATTGGGAAAATAAATGAACGAATAACAAACGACTAGATAGATGCTACATTTGAATTAAGAGATAGGGGACTGGATGGCGGCAAATAGAGGTTTTAATTCTGTTTGAATACCCATAAGGTATCTAGAAGGGTAAAGTATCTGTAAATGGATGTTAAGTATGTATAATGAGTTTTGAGAATGCAAGGTGTGTTTTTGAAGGGCTTATCTGTAACCTACCTTGCCATCATGAAAAATAGAGAAATTTGAGGAGTCCACATCATGAATGCAAAAGAAATAAGAATGTATATATTAGATTTGCAAGACAAGCATTGCGCAACGTGTGAATATCGGGCAAATCAGTCTCCGAAGTATTGTTTGAAGAATTGTGAGGTTGGAGAAGAATTGTATAGATTAGGAAAAAAATTAGCTCCTTGTGTAGGACAAGTCAGAGAAAATCCGAAACGGAAAAATTGGGAAGAATTGATGCCGAAAATTTTAGAAATGTTACAAAGAAAACTGCCGATGTATGTAATTGCTATAGAAGTAAACTGTGAAGTGAACACGTTGCAGAGGCAACTCAAAAAATTGGGATTATGGCAGTCAACAAGCAGAAAACAAATACAAGAAAATGCTCATAAAAGATGGGAGGAACGATGTAAACAAGCTGTCATGTTACGTGAAAAAGGACTTACTTATCAAGCAATCTGTCAGCAATTAGGGTGTAGTCGGAACAGTTTGTATCAACACCTTAAAAAAAGAGGGCTAAAGTAAACATGAAACTGATGTGTTTATAGAATCACAAAATTATAAAAAGTATAGATGTGGTGAGGTAGAAATAACAGGAACGAGAGTAGGTGTATCGTCATTGTTCAATTGGCTGAAAGAATATCAAAGATTAGAAGAGGAGATTGCCTATTTAGAATATAATCTAGGTAAAACAAAAACAGAATTAAAACGCTGGATTCATGGTGATTTACAAGACGTCCGTTTAACAGCTGAATCAGAGGGGGCGAAGGTAGAAGAACGTATGGAAGCAATTGAATATGAGTTAGCACACAAGATGAACGCAATGCAGGATATATTGAAATTGATAAATAGGTTCAAAGGCTTAGAAAATAAAATGTTAAAAATGAAATATGTGGACGGAATAACGTTAGAAGAAATAGCAGAGAACATGAATTACAGTTCGAGTTATATCTATAAGAAACATGCGGAAATCATAAAAAGAATAAAATTTGCTGAAGAACTTGCACTTTACTGACACCCAGTTTTATGAATGTTAACTCTTGAAAATATCGATTATAGTAATAACATAAGAAATTGACGAAAGGGCAACTGGTGCACGGTTGTTCTTTTTAAAAAAATCAATGGGACAAAGCCCAAATAAATATTATCAGAGATAGAATGAGGGCGCTAATGGAAATTTTTAACTTCATAAACGGCTCCTTTTAGGAATAGCATGTGCAGGGGAAAAAAGGATTCATTTGGATATTTTCATTAGGTTGAAAAAGTAATGAAGTGTTTTTACAGTTCACAGAGTATATAAATTGGTATCACACTGTGTTCACAACGCTTTAAAATAATTTTGCTATAGTAAATATTATCGGTGGAAGGACACATTACAGTCCATTTCAACTACAAAGGAGGAAGAGTATTGAAAATGAATATTTCAAATGTATATAAAGTTTTAGGTACAGCAGCAGTATTAGGACAGTTAGCCGTAGGACCTATTGTTTCTCACGCAGATACAGTTGTCCCAGGTAAACAAATACAAAATTTTAATAAGGTAACGAATACATCTCAGAAAGCTCCAAATAATATTGATTTATCAGGACTCGAGGAGAAACATGATGCTAGACTAGGTGTATTTGCTCTTGATACTGGCACTAATCAAATGATAACGTATAACGGAGATGATCGTTTTGCATATGCTTCTACTCATAAAGCTTTAGCCGTAGGAGCACTTTTGCAAACGAAATCTCTTGCAGACCTTGATCAAATCATTACTTATACTCAAAAAGATCTTGATCAAGGTGTTTACCACCCGATTACAGAAAAATATGTCAATACAGGTATGACTCTTAGAGACCTTTGTGATGCTGTCCTTCGCTATAGTGATAATACTGCAGATAATCTCATATTTAAGCTATTAGGAGGTCCTAGCGGATTAGAGAAAGTACTTAGGGGGATTGGCGATACTGTAACTAATCCTAAGCGTATTGAACCAGAATTAAATGTGGTTAACCTACTCAAAGGAGAAACTCAAGATACGAGTACACCAAAAGCAATGGCTGCAAATCTTCAGGCTTTCACTCTTAGAAATGCGCTCTCAGAAGAAAAACGCGCACTTTTATTGGATTGGATGAAGAGAAACACTACTGGGGATGAAGCGATTCGTGCTGGAGTACCTGCGGGTTGGGAAGTTGCAGATAAGACTGGAAAGGGATCGTATGGGACAAGAAATGATATTGCCGTTATTTGGCCGGAAAATGGAAAGCCAATTATCCTTGCTGTCATGTCTGATCGTAATTCAAAGAAGGCCATCGATTCTGGTGGTGCTTCGGAGAATGCTAGTTCTACTAATGAATTGATTGCAGATGCAACAAAAGAAGTTATGAAGGCTCTGAAAGATAACCGTAAATAATAACTTTTTACTATATAGAAAAGCCAATTTCTTAAAGTACAGGAGATTGGCTTTTTTATACAATATTGCTTAGCGTACGAAATTCCTACAAATAATAAGTGGGTAAGTATGGGATAAAAGATGTGTGGCTGCGTTAGAAAAGTTGGATAAATTTATGGGGAAGTTTACAAATCAAAGTGAGACAGTTGAATTCTATTATTATGGCATTTAGGTAGCTGAATCTATAGTAGAAAAGAAAACAGATGGTTATAACTGCAGAGTTGAAACGTATTTCTAATATCTTATCAAGCATTCAATTTTAATTACTTGCTAAGAAAATGGATGTATTTCTAAAGGAATAATTAAAAAAAGGCACAGCCGTATTATGCATGGGAGATGATTTGGCTGTGCAAGAATGAATGCAGTGAAATGAAATATTCCATTACACGCTTAGGGTACTTTTACTATAACTGAAAAGAGATACAAGTGTAATCGAATAAAAGACCGTTGTAAACGGTAAAACAAGAGGAAATCAGGTGATGGAACAATGGATGTATTTCTGAAGGAATAATAAAAAAGAAAAGCCGTATCATAATGTGGAAAATGATACGGTTTTGCTTGTAAGTTGTTGGTCAATAAGATGATAGGAATATTTTTACTATAACAGAAAGAAGATGGACATGAGATTATAAAAATTACATTTGTTAAAGGTAAAAATGAAAGGATGAATCTGAATGATAGTAGAAATTCGAAAGGCTGTATCTGGTATAGAGTATTGGGACGCAAAAGAAAAAGAATTCGATTTGTTCCGAATGGTGAAGAACCTGGATTCGAAGTAACAGTTCGTCCTGAGAGTATGATTGCAGATAAAGGATATACAACAGGAGGGTATTTGACTAAAGATAAGTTGGTAATTGGTGAATTAGGAACCGAGTTTATCTTAAGTAACAAGACAGTAAAAGAATTACGTAAGTATGCTGATGAGTTAGGCATTGAGATTCCTTCTGATATGAAAAAGAAAGAAGACATCATTGAATTGCTATCATGAAGTACTGTGACTTCAATGGCTGCCATAATAAGATAAGCAAAGGACGTTATTGCGGAGAACATAAGCGTAACAAACCAAGGAAGAAGAAAGATAAGAAGAACATCTACCATCATGATAACAAACCATTCTATCGGACTGATGCATGGAAGTGTGTTAGGTCTCAAGTATATGAGCGAGAGAAAGGGTGCTGCGAGCGATGTGGAGGGTTTGTTTTTGGTCGAAGGGCTCATGTTCATCACATGATACCTATTCGACAAGATGAAACATTGAAATTAGAAATAAATAATTTAATGTTACTTTGTCCGAAATGTCATGTGGAAGAAGAGAACGCAGGAAAGCCGAGAACCGTGTTTCCGAGTTACTTCGAATAAGCCCCCCTATCCGATTTAGAAAACGCCTCTCTGGGGAGGATAGGTAGCGTAGGGGGCATATCAATAGTTGCACCATTTTAAAAAAATGAAGAGGGGTGTGAAAATGGCGCGAATGTCAAAGAAGAAAAGGTTGGAAATGCTAGATGTTACAAGGGATGAAGAACGAAATAGAATCATAAAATTATTGACTGAAGATGACAATTTCACACCTTCCTTAGAACCATTAATGGATAATTATTTAGATGCTTTTATCATTTATAAAACGATGTTTGAAGAATGGAAAGCTGATGGTTTTGCTCCTACAAAAACGCATAAAAACAAGGCTGGAGCAGTAAATGAAATGAAACATCCGCTCGCTCAACAAGTTGAAACTTGGAATGATAAGAAGAATAAAATGTTAGAAGCTCTCGGAATGACGAATAAGGGGAAAAGTGTACAAAAAACACCAAGAAACAATGAAAATATGCAATCTAATGAACCAAAAGATGAATTAGCAGTTCATCGAGCCAAATGGCGGAAATCTACATGATGATTAAACTAGGCGTGAACTATGCGGATCAGTATGCAAGTCACGTCATGGAGCATAAAAAGAAATACCCGAAATCGATCATTCTTGCGGTAGAGCGATATAAGAAGTGGAAAAAAAGAAAAGATATTTGGTTTGAAGTAGATCGAGCAAATGAAATGTTAGATTTCGTTCAATCTTTCATCCGCCATGTGAAAGGACCACTGGCTGGTCAATTGATGGAATTAGAATTGTGGGAAATGTTTGTCTTTGCTAATATGTATGGTTGGTATCGTAAAAATGAAAAAGGGAAAGATGTCCGTGTTGTTCGAGAGGCCTATGTGCAAGTGCCAAAAAAGAATGGGAAAACAATTATTGCCGCAGGTGCACTGCTCTATGCGATGTATGGAGAACTGGAACTGGGAGCGGATTGTTATTGTGCAGCATCTGATTATGAACAAGCACAAAATGCAGCGGAACCTATTGCGCAAGCAATAGAAAACTCGGAACCGTTGGCACGACATACACAGGTGTATAAAGGAATCAATGGTACAGTGAGTGGTGCCATGTACCGATATCATAAAAATGGTATTGCTTATCAGAATAAATTTAAGGTATTAACGAAAAACACGAAGGGTCTTGAGGGAAAGAACCCTTATTTTGTATTGAACGATGAATTACATGCACAAGAAAACATGGACATGTACGATAATTTAAAATCTGCCCAGGTATCTCGTGAACAGCCCATGATGCTGAATATTTCAACGGCAGGTAAAGGCTCATCGAGCGTCGGAATGCGTGTATATAAACTTGCAAAAGAAGCGTTGGAAAAAGATAATGATGATCCTTTATTTGTTGCAATTTGGGAGCCAAACAAAGGGTATGACTGGACGGATAGAACAGTATGGAAGATGGTGAATCCGAATATTGGTGTTTCTGTTACGATGGAGCAACTCGAGAATGAGTATAAAAAAGCGCAACAATCCGCACATTCAAAAGCGGAATTTCTTTCCAAGCATCTAAATGTCTTTGTAAATAGTGCAGACAATTATTTTGAACATGATCAAGTTCAACATGTGCTTGTGGAAGATTTGGGTGATCTCACAGGAGAAATATGTTATGTAGGATTGGATTTATCGAAAACAACGGATTTAACTTGTGTAAGTTTGAATTTTCCTACTCATGATAAGGAAGGCAATTCAATTTTAAAAGTGAAACAAATGTACTTTATTCCCACTGATAATATTGAATTTAGAGAAAAAGAAGATAATGTTCCCTATACCGATATGGTTGAACGTGGTTTCGTTACATTTTGTGATGGCAAGATGATAAACCAAGACCAGGTTATGGACTACATTGTGGAATGTATGAATGTATATGACGTACGACAAATAAACTATGATCCAGCAATGTCACAAAAATTAATTGAAAAACTTGAGAACATGGGTCTTGAATGTATTGCTGTAAATCAATTCCCTAACGTTATGAATGCGATGATTGATGATTCAGAAATACTAATTTATGAAAAGCGTTTAATTACAGACAATCCTTTATTTGTTTATTGCGCCCTTAATGTTGTAGTAGTAACGAATATTAACGGAATGAAAGCCCCAAGTAAGCGACAGTCCAAAAAGAAGATTGATGGATTTGTGGCTTTTTTAGTTGCTCATAAAGAAACAATGATGGTTATGGATAGCATAACTGAAGAAGGTATGGATGAATTGATTGGTGATATTTATCGATAGAGAGGCGGTGAAAAATTGGGTTTAAGGGATAGATTTTCAAATTACTTATTTAAAAAGGCTGAAAAGCGTGGTTATCTTGATGATGTTTTAGGAAAGAGTATTCGTTATGGTGGTGTGTATGTTACAGATTCAAACATCTTACAATCTAGCGATGTTTACGAGTTGTTACAAGATATCAGTAATCAAATGGTATTGGCTGATATCGTTGTGGAAGATGAATTCGGGAATGAAACTAAAGATGATATTGCACTTCGTATTTTAAAGAATCCGAATGATTATCTTACACAATCTGAATTCATTAAATTAATGACGAATACTTATTTACTCGAGGGAGAAACGTTCCCTGTATTAAATGGTGCTCAAATACATTTAGCTTCAAATGTATTTACAGAGTTAGATGATAATTTAGTAGAGCATTTTAATATTGGTGGTCACGAAATTCCTCCGTTTATGATTCGTCATGTGAAAAATATTGGCGCAGATCATTTAAGAGGAAAAGGCCTTCTTGATTTGGGAAGAGATACACTTGAGGGTGTTATGTCAGCCGAGAAAACTTTAACTGACAAATATAAAAAGGGTGGACTATTAGCATTCTTGTTACATTTAGATGCCCATATCAATCCACAGAATGGAGCGCAGTCAAAATTAATCAATGCAATTTTAGATCAACTGGAATCAATCGATGAAGCAAGGTCTGTAAAAATGATTCCTCTTGGAAAAGGGTATTCAATAGACACACTTAAAAGCCCGTTAGACGACGAAAAGACCCTAGCATACCTAAATGTATATAAAAAAGATTTAGGTAAGTATTTAGGCATAAATGTGGATACATACACAGAGCTAATCAAAGAAGATATTGAGAAAGCAATGATGTATATCCACAACAAGGCAGTTAGACCAATAATGAAAAATTTTGAAGACCATTTGAGTCTTCTTTTTTATGGTCAAAATTCGGGGAAACGAATTAAATTCAAGATTAATATTCTTGATTTTGTTACTTATAGCAACAAAACGAATATTGGTTACAACCTGGTACGTACCGCTATTACTCCACCTGACAATGTTGCCGATATGCTTGGATTTCCTAAACAAAATACAAAGGAATCACAATCTATTTATATTTCAAATGATTTAACTGAAATTGGTAAGAAAGAAGCAAACGCTGGTTCATTGGAAGGAGGTGAAGAGAATGAAAATTGAGGTCCGAGGGAATCAAGTCACACTTGATGGTTACGTAAATGTGGTGGACAGAGAAAGTAGAATGTTACCTTCGCCCAGGGGATATTTCAAGGAAAGAATTGTCCCAAAGGCGTTTGAAAAAGCGTTAAAGAAAGCAAAGAATGTGAATTTGCTTTTTAATCACGACAAAAATCGAAAGCTTGGCTCTACACAAAACGGAAATCTGGAATTATATGAAGACAACATTGGTTTACGAGCCATTGCGACTGTTACAGATGAACAAGTCATTCAAAAGGCCAAGAATAAAGAATTGCGTGGTTGGTCATTTGGTTTTGTTTCTGAAAAAGATTCATGGGAAGAAGGGGAAGCTGGTGTTCAAAAGCGATCTATCGAAGAATTAGAACTCTTAGAAGTTTCTATTTTGGATATGACACCAGCCTATGTTGCCACTTCCATTGAAACCAGGGGCGAACAGACAGCCATGATTGAAATGCGAAGGGAAGAAACGGCTGTACAAACAGTTGTGGACGACGAAAGAGAAGAAAGAAATCATTTGATTCAACAAATAAAAACTGTTTTGGAGGGTATATAGGATGAAGGTAAAAGAAATTTTAAATGCATCTTTAGCAAGAACAAAATCTAGATTAGCAGAATTACAAAGTAAAGTTGAAAAAAATGAGGTGCGTTCAGCAGAGTTAACAGCTGTAAAAGCAGAAGTAGAGCAATTAACACTAGAAGTACGAACGATTTCAGAAGAATTAGCAACACTGGAAGAGGAAGAAAAGGAAGAGGATCCAGACAAAAAGAAAAAAGACGATGATCCAGAGAAAAAAGAAGATCCAGCAGCAAAAGAAAATCCGGATGAAAAAACGGAACTGTCAGAAGAACAACGTTCGGCAATCTCAGCATCTATCGCCGCAGCTCTTTCTACAAAAGGTCATACATCTACTAAAATTAAAGAAAAGGAAACTCGTTCTGCTTTTGCGAACTACATTGTGGGTAACATTGATGAAACGGAAGCTCGTGCGTTAGGGTTAGTCACGGGGAATGGTTCTGTTACGATTCCAGATTTTTTAAGTAAAGAAATTATCACGTATGCACAAGAAGAAAACTTCTTACGTCGATTGGGCACAGGTGTAAAAACAAAGGAAAATATAAAATATCCTGTTTTAGTGAAAAAGGCAGAAGCACAAGGGCATAAAAATGAGCGAAGTAATAATGAAATGCCGGAAACAGATATTGAGTTCGATGAAATCGAATTATCACCAACGGAATTTGATGCGCTTGCTACGGTAACGAAAAAGTTATTGGCACGTACGGGTTTACCGATTGAACAAATCGTGATGGAGGAGTTAAAGAAAGCGTACGTTCGGAAAGAAACGCAATATATGGTGAATGGTGATGAAGCGAATAACATCAATGATGGTGCATTGGCAAAGAAAGCTGTTGTGTTTAAAACAGATGAGAAAAATTTGTATGATGCATTAGTAAAAATGAAAAATACACCTGTGAAAGAAGTACGTAAAAAAGCACGATGGGTATTAAATACAGCGGCACTAACAAAAATCGAAACCATGAAAACAGATGACGGTTTCCCATTACTTCGTCCGTTTCATCAAGCGGAAGGTGGAATTGGTTATACGTTATTAGGCTTCCCTGTGGAGGAAGAAGATGTGATTGACATGCCTGATTCACCAGATACACCAGTATTCTATTTTGGTGACTTTTCTAAATTCTACATTCAAGATGTCATTGGATCATTAGAAGTCCAAAAATTAGTGGAGTTATTCTCACGAACAAACCGTGTCGGTTTCCGTATCTGGAACTTACTCGATGCACAACTCATTCATTCTCCATTTGAAGTGCCAGTTTATAAATATATCTTGCAGGATGGGACGCAGACGAAACCCTGATGAACCGCTTCCAATCGGAGAAGCGGTGATTGGGAAGAGTTTGATACTTTCATAGGAGGGATGCTAGGATGGGAAAAACAAAAGAAGCAGTAAAAGCATTATTTGTGACGGGATATAAGCCAACGCAACAAGATTTTGCAGATTTAATTGAGGTAGCAGGAGTGCAAGGGCCCAAAGGTGATAAAGGGGAAACAGGAAGCCCAGGCCTGAAAGGAGACAAAGGTGATACTGGTGCGAAAGGCGCTGATGGGAAAAATGGAACAAACGGCACCAATGGTGTGGGTGTGAAATCTATTTCTGTAACGGTTGATACTGCTGGGAAAATTACAGGTGGAACATGGATTGGAACAGATGATAAATCAAATAACATTACCATCAATAGTTAGTATGGGTACGAACTATGAATGATCTAATTGAAAAGTTAAAATCACATATTCATTGGGAAGAGGGCATGGATGATTCTTTGCTCTCTTTTTATATCACTCAAGCAAAGACTTATGTAAAGAATGCGTGTGGAAGAGAAGTAGAATACCTGGTCATTATGTGCGCAGGTATTTTTTATGAATATCGTGTAGCAGAAAAAGAATTAGAACAAGCACTGGATGCGCTGACACCGTTCTTTATTCAGGAGGTGTATGATGCCGAAGAGACAGATCAATAAACTCAAATGGATAGGAGAGCTACTGAAATTGGGAGAAACCATTGATCCAGAAACAGACCGTGTTGTGATGGGATACCCATTTGAACGAAACATTCGTTATCACAATATTGGCGTTACAGCAACTGATAAATTGACAACGAAAGACACGAATGAAGTTGTAAAAAAGATTGAGGTTCGTCTGGATAGAGACATGGAAAATAACCAAAAGGATTACCGTGTAAAAGTGGGTGGTCGTATTTACAATATAGAACGTATGTATGTACGGGAAGAAGGCCGGATGATGGAGGTGTCACTGTCCTATGCAAATTAGTTTTGAACAGTTGCGAAGCCTTATGAAGAAATCTGGAATTCCAGTTTCTCGTGATTGTGCTCCTACAGGGGTAGATTATCCTTATATTGTGTATGAATTTGTGAATGAGCAACAAATATGGGCATCTAATAAAGTTTTACAATCCATGCCACTGTATCAAATTGCAGTTATCACAAATGGAACTGAAAAAGATTATGAGCCATTAAAGGTTGTTTTTCATGAAGCAGGCGTTTCTTATTCGCAATTTGAGAGTTATCCATACGATGAAAATGACGATACAATCACACAATTCATAACAAATGTGAGGTGTATGCAGTAATGGCCAGTAATCATAACGGTTTTGCTGAAGCCTTAGAAGATATCAATACGCTATTACGGGTGAATAAAAAAGTAAGTTTGGATGTATTAGAGGAAGCAGCAAAGTATTTTGCAGCAGAATTAAGAAAACGCATGAAAATGTCGGATAAGAACAAGCGAGTCTATTTAAAAAATAGCTTGAAAGTCGTTGTAAAGAATGATTATGTATCTGTGGAATTTGAAGATGCAGCATGGTACTGGTACTTAGCCGAACACGGGCATAAAAAAGCGAATGGAAAAGGGCGAGTAAAAGGTCTGCATTTTTCTCGAAATACGTTTGATGCAGAAGGTGACAACATTGCCGATAGGATGGCACAAAAAATAATAGATAGAATGTGAGGGTGATGGACATGCCAATTGAAAATAAAGACATTCAATATACAGTAGGAATCGAAGATTTGTATCTATGTATGATGAAAGGGACGGAAACGTCTCAGACGATGCCAACGTACGAGGATATCATTTATCAGCAAACAAACATTACAGATTTAACAATTTCGACGACATCTACAAATTTTACAAAGTGGGCATCTAACAAAAAAATTATTAACATTGTCAAAAATACAGCGTTTGGATTAACTTTTAATCTTGCTGGTTTAAACCGTGAAGTAAAGGATCAACTCTTCGCCAAAGTGCGTAAAAAAGGTGTCTCTTTTGAAACCGCAAAGCCGAAAGCATATCCGAAATTTGCAGTAGGTGTTGTATTTCCTCTGAATGATGGAACCAAGCTTGTTCGTTGGTATCCAAAATGTACAGTCGCACCAGTAGAAGAATCTTGGAAAACACAAAATGAAGAAATGACAGTGGATGATATTGCCTATACGATTACAGCTGATCCGCTATTGTACAATGATGTTACGCAGGCGGAACTAGATACGGGTCATGTGGATGCAAAAGGCATCAAAGTGGAGGATTTCTTGAAACAAGTGATTTGTGATGAATCGCAAGTAGCGCAGCTTGGTGGAACAGTAACACCGAAACCACCTGAAAAATAATAGACGAGGAGTGATCTTATGGCACGTTTAAGCGATTTAGTTAACGTTAATATAAATTTGAATAAAATCAAAATACAGGGTGTTGATATCCCTGTTATTTTTACGTTTGAGTCATTCCCTTATGTGGAAGAATCTTATGGGAAACCGTATCATGAATTTGAAAAAGAAATGAATGATATGGTGAGCCAAGGCAGCTTTTCTTTAGGGGAAAAAGAAGCGAAATTGATGCGGTCTTTAATTTACGCAATGGTACGAAGTGGGGGAACGGAGTGCACACCTACTGAAATTAAGCATGCTATTCCGCTTTACGATGTACCGGGTATCTTCCAAGTAGTATGGGATATTTTTAACCATCAAAATTTCCAACACACTGATATGGAGAAGTTGAAGCAAGAAAAAAAGTAAAAAACATACTAACTAAAAACGAGGAATCTCAGTCTGAATTGGACTGGGCTTTTTATTTTTACGTTGGTAATACCTTATTAGGTTTAAGTATGAATGACTTCTGGAACATTACACCGAATCATTTTTTAAAGCAGTTCATTATGCATCTTAGGTACAACAATCCAGATGCATTAGTGGAAGAGAAATCAAAACAAATCTATACGCTAGATCAGACTCCATTTTATTAAGGAACGGGGTGAAAACATGCCAGGAAATCATAAAGAAAGAAACGTCGTTCTTCATTTCAAAATGGATGGTCAAGTGCAGTATGCGCAGACATTGAAGCAAATTAATATGGTTATGAACAATGCAGCAAAGGAATATAAGAACCATATTGCCGCAATGGGTCAAGATGCGTCTATGACTGACAAACTAGCAGCTGAAAAGAAAAAGCTAGAAATTCAAATGGAAGCCGCTAAAAAACGTACCTCCATGTTACGTTCTGAATATCAAGCGATGTCTCAAGATACAAAGACGTCAGCGGAACAACTGAATAAAATGTATGGGAAATTGCTAGATGCAGAACGTGCGGAAACGTCTCTTGATAACGCAATGAAACGAGTGAATGAAGGTCTTTCTGAGCAAGCGATTGAAGCGAGGGAAGCACGCGGAACTTTACTTGATTTACAGGAGAATGCTAAGAAACTGGAAGCAGAACAAAAGAAATTAACAAGCTCTTTCAAACTCCAACATGCTGAATTAGGCGCAAATGCGCGTGAAGCAGATAAGTTGGAACTGGCGCAGAAACAACTACGTCAGCAAATGGAACTGACAGATAGAGTCGTCCACAACTTAGAACAACAGTTGAGTGCAGCAAAACGTACGTATGGTGAGAATTCTACAGAAGTACAGCAACTTGAAGCGAAATTAAATCAAGCAAAAACGACAGTAAAGCAATTTGAAAACTCCTTACAGAGTGTTGGACGAAGTGGTTCACAAGCTGCGGAGGGTATGGCGGAAATACATAAGAAATTAGATATGCACAATGTAATGGAAGCCGCTGAAGTTCTACAAGGAATATCTGAAAAGTTAATTGAAATGGGAAAGTCGATTGTAAATACAGCGATAGAATTTGATGGATCGCAACGGAAAATACAAGCTTCATTAGGATTGACGGGAAAAGGTACAGAAAATCTGCAAAAGATTGCTGTTGATACATGGAAAAAGGGTTTTGGCGAAAATTTGGAAGAGGTAGACAATGCGCTGATAAAAGTGTATCAAAACATGAGAGATGTTCCCTATGACGAGCTCCAAATGGCATCAGAGGATGTGTTAACATTAGCAAAAGTTTACGATGTGGACTTAAATGAAGCGACTCGCGGTGCAGGGCAACTCATGAGTCAGTTTGGTTTGTCGACACAAGAAACATTCGATTTACTCGCAGCTGGGGCGCAAGCAGGGTTAAATTATTCGGATGAACTTTTTGACAATCTATCGGAATATGCACCACTATTTAAACAAAGTGGTTTTAGCGCACAAGAAATGTTTACCATTCTTGCGAATGGGACTAAGGATGGTGCTTATAACCTTGATTATATCAATGATCTTGTGAAAGAGTTTGGTATTCGTGTACAAGATGGATCTAAAGGTGTTTCTGAAGGATTTGGTGATTTATCAAAAGAAACTCAGGGTGTTTGGAAATCATTTAATGAGGGGAAAGCAACCACAGCTGATGTATTTAACGCAGTTTTAGGTGATTTGCAAAACATGGATGACAAAGTAAAAGCAAATCAAATTGGTGTAGCTCTATTCGGGACGAAATGGGAAGACATGGGTGCGGCAGCAGTACTAGGATTAAATGATGTTCATGGTGGTCTTGGTGATGTAAATGGCCGTATGGATGAAATGAAGAAACTGCAAGAAGAATCGTTAGGGCAACAATTTCAAAAAGCAGTAAGAGAAACACAGGCTGCGTTAGAGCCACTTGGAAAGAAGTTTGCAGAATTTGCGAAAGATATGTTACCGCCAATCGTTGATGGGGTGAAATCATTAATAGAGTGGTTTACAAAATTGCCAGAACCTGTCCAATTATTTGTTGGAATACTAGGCGTATTAAGTGTTGCCTTCCTTGGATTAACACCGATTGTGGCAGCATTAGCCATTTCATTTATGGCGTTAGATGTTGCTTTGTTACCGATAATCGGTATTATCGTAGGTCTTGCAGCAGTTATAACGGGCATTATAGTAGTGATTCAGAACTGGGGCGCCATCACCGACTGGCTTTCTGAAAAGTGGTCCCAATTTAAAGATTGGTTTGGCGAATTGTGGTCAGGTATAGTTCAGGCTTGTAGTGGTGGATGGTCTTCCACAGTTAATTACTTTTCAGAAGCCTGGTCTTCCTTTGTAGAAATGATGCATAGCTTTTTTGACCCAATCGGTCAGTTTTTTAGTGATTTATGGTCTGGAATTGTCGAAACAGCATCGTCTTGGTGGTCGAATCTTGTCACGACTGCATCTGAATTGTGGGGGACATTGACGCAAGCCTGGCAAGATACTTGGAATACGATTCTTACTGTTTTAGATCCTATTATTTCGGCGGTTTCTACGATACTAGAAGCGGGATGGTTGCTGATACAGGCGGGTACACAAATTGCCTGGGCAGCCATAAGTAAGTACATCATTGATCCGATTACTGAAGCGTATAACTGGTGTAAAGGACAGCTCGGCGAGTTAGTTTCTTGGTTATATTCACAGTGGGAGACAGTGAAATCATATACTTCCGCAGCATGGAATTTGGTAAAACAGTATGTGATGCAACCGGTCCAAGAATTGTGGGATTGGACGAAAGGAAAGATTGGGGATTTAGTATCATGGGTGAATTCAAACTGGGAAACATTAAAATCCTACACACTTTCAGCGTGGAATGTAGTCAAACAATATGTCATTCAACCAGTTACAGATGCCTATCATTCAGTCAAAGAAAAATTTGGTGAAATGTATACCAGTGCAAAAGAGAAATTTGACGCTGTAAAAAATGCAGCGATGGAAAAATTCGAAGCAGCTAAACGTTTTATTATGGACCCAATAAGGGATGCGGTTGACGGAGTGAAGGGATTCATTGATAAAATCAAAGGATTTTTCAGTGATTTGAAATTAAAGATTCCGAAGCCGGAAATGCCTAAAATGCCACATTTTAGTTTAGAAACGAGCACGAAAAACATTTTAGGGAAAGACATTACGTACCCATCTGGCATAGGCGTAAAATGGAATGCAAAAGGTGGCATTTTTACTAGGCCTACGATTTTCGGTATGAGTAATGGTCAGTTACAAGGTGCGGGAGAAGCTGGAAATGAAGCAGTTTTACCGCTCAATAAAAAGACATTAGGTGAGATTGGTGAAGGGATTGCAGCAACGATGTCTACTGAACCAACTGTAATTAATATTTATAATCCTTCGGTGAGGGATGATCGTGATATCGACCGCATGGTCGGAAAAATAGATGATGCACTTGCTCAAAAAGGGCGTAATTCAAAAATAGGAATAGGGAGGACTTAAATTGCTAGACATAGGTATCGATAATCAGTTAGCAAGTGACTACGGAATATGTATGGTAGAACGCCCTGTTATTCCTACAGCAGAACAAGAAGTAGAACATATTGAAGTGTCTGGTAGACATGGTTCACTTACAAAAAAAGGGGCGTTTAAAGACGTTCCTTTAAAAATAAAGTTCAATATGCTTGAAGAAGAGAATATTAAGCCGTTAGTGCGACGTATGAAGTCGTGGTTGATGAATGGAAAAACATTATACTTTACTGATGATGATGTGTATCGAAAAATTAAACATGTTGTAGTAGGTGATATTGTAAATGAAATTGAAGGACACGGTGAATTTGAAGTGGATTTTAAGCTAGATCCCTTTGAATATACAGAGGATGTAAATCTAAAGCTCACCAAACCTGATGTAATTTATAATCCAGGTACAATTGAATCTGATCCTAAGTTTTGGATTGTGGGAAATGGTACTGTCCGTATAACGATCAATGACGTCTCTTTTCAAATAAAAGATGTGAATGGTTCTGTTGTCATAGACTCAGAAGTATTGGAAGCATATACCGATACCATATCAATGAATCATAAAATGGTTGGGCAGTTCCCTATATTGGGAGTGGGAGAAAATACAATAGAGTGGTCAGGAGCCATTCAATTTATGGAAATCAGGCCAAGGTGGAGATACAAATGATTACTTTATATAAACCAAATGAGACTGATTTTACACACAATGGTATAGGAGCTTTAGATAAAAATATGTATAACGCAACTGTTGAGGAAGAACTCAATGGTTTATTTTTATTTTCATTTCATTATCCATTGTTTGCACCACATGGTCTGGAAATAGAGGGAATGAGCATCATTAAAGTTCCAACTCCTGATGGTGAACAACTATTTCGAGTGGCAGCTCCTAAGGTCAGTATGGGTGAGATTACAGCGCAATGTTATCACATTTTTTATGACTTAACAGAAAATCTAATTGAAGACATTTTTGCTGAAACAACAAATGGTAATGGGGCTATGAATCGTATGTCAGCAGGATGCCAATACAAGCATCCTTTTCAGTTTTATTCAGATGTACCAAAGATAGCGAGTGCACGTATTGTCCGAAAAAATCCTGTGGAAGCATTATTGGATGCTAGTCAAGATAATTCATTTGTTAATCGTTGGGGCGGCGAATTAAAACGAGATAACTTTGATGTGAAGATGTTACAAAATCGTGGTATGGATCGTGGGGTAGTGATTCGTCATAAGAAAGATTTGTTAGGATATGAAGGGAATGTGGATTGGAAAAGTCCCATAACTAGAATCATGCCACAAGGTTTTGATGGGTTATTTCTTCCTGAAAAATATGTGGATAGTCCACTTATAAATAAGTATCCTCATCCTAAAATTAAAGTGGTTGAATTTAAACATATTAAAGCCGCTATTGGTGAAAATGCTGACGATGAAGATGCAGTTCCGTTAGAAGAAGCATATGGGTTATTACGCCAGGCAGCTAAGGATATGTTTGCTATCCAAAAGGTTGATCAGCCTAAAGCAAATTATAACGTTAAGTTTCAGGAATTATCACAAACGGAAGAGTATAAGGATTATAAGCATTTACAAAGTGTTTATATGGCAGATACGGTTACGGTTGAGCATCAAGAAGATGGTATTGATATAAAGGCGAAGGTAATTGCTTATAAATATGATCCAATAAAAAAAGAGTATCTGGATATAACCATTGGTAACTTCAAAGAATCCTTTACGGACGTTTCCGGTAGAGTTGATCTGGTACAAGAAGAGTTATCCAATATGCCAGGCTCTATTTTGGATGCAGCAAAAGCGAATGCTACAAGCCTTATTAATTCAGGGTTCGGAGGACATGTTCGCATTTATCCAGATCGTATTTTAATTATGGATACGAAGGATGAAAAGACTGCTAAAAAGGTTTGGCAATGGAATTTAAATGGATTAGGGTATTCTTCCGCAGGTGTGAATGGACCATATGGAACTGCCATTACAAGTGATGGAAGAATTGTTGCTGATTTTATTACTGCAGGTACGTTGAGTGGAAATCTTGTGCAAGGTGGAGAAATAACAGGTGCAACATTACGAACTTCAGATAGTGTCAACTATGTTAATATTTCAAAGCAATTCATACGCTTGTATGAGTCATCTAGAACAAGAGTGTTTGTAGGGTATTACAAAAATAGTAGAAATGAAATACAGCCTACTCTTATTTTAGGTGGAGATTCAGATTCCACAGGGGCAAATGGAGCCATTATGGTATACCAATTCTCAGATACAAATGTTAGGTCTGGTGGAATTGGAATTACAAAAGGAATCGATGGCAATGGATACTTGAATGCAGCTTCTTTATACTTTTCACAAACAGGGAATGCAATGCTTGATGCGGACAAAATGATCGTCCTAAATGCTCAAAGTGATATGAGGTTTAAAGTCAAAGATCAGTTCCGCTTTTATCGTAATGACAATTGGATTGCGAGTATTGGGGTTTCATCTGGAGGAGATACAGATATCATACTTCCAAATGCGATGATACGAAATTCGAGTTACGAAAATGGCTATATTCAAATAAAGACAGCTCTTGGATCATATTATCAAGGAGTAATTGCTTCAGACTTCAAAGTTTCTTCAAAAGAAACATATAAAACTAATATACGTCCTATTGCATTCAGCGCACTTGAAAAGGTAATGGGATGGGAAATTAAACAGTACAATTTGAAAATCGATATTCCAAAACTGTATAAGATGCGCATGAATCGTAAAGAAGGAGAGCCAACGATTACTACAGAGGCAATTCCTACACATTATGGTTTAGTTATTCCAAAAGAAGCAGAGGAAAATGGTGTAGGCTTATACGGAATGCTTTCACAATTGACGAGCGCATTTCAAGAGTATGTGATAAAAATGGATGCTAGATTGGAAGAATTAGAGCCATTAAAACCTAAAGGGAACGTAAAGCATAGGAACAGAATAAAACGTCAGAGAAGACCGTCTAGACACGTAAAAAGAAGTAGCTAGAAAGAGGTGTAGTTATGCGAAATGAGGAAATTATGATAGATTTAGCAGATCCTGTGTTTACCAAAACAATTCGCTCGAGACAAAATGATAAAAACGGATTGAAGATTACTGTATATGTAAGAGAAAAGGGGCAAATTATTGATTTAACAGGGTATGCAGTGAAGTATGAAGCGATGAATCAAATCGGACTGTTCGTTCGGGATGATGCCCAAATAGTTGATGCAAAGAATGGCGTATTTTCATACACATTGTCCTCGCAAGCTGTTTCCACATCGGATGATTGGACAGCTTATTTTGTTATGGAAAAAAGTACAGAACGAATGAGTACACCAGACATTCGGATTACATTAAGACGGGATGTAAAAGAAGGAAACATTAAAATAGAAAACTATATTTCAGAGTTCGATAAGCTCAAGAAACAGATAGATGCTTTGCAACAAGCGGTTGATAAAATGGATGTTGTAAAGCGATCAGGGGGGATAATGACTGGTTATCTAACAATGAGACCAACGCCCGGTTCCAATATCGGAGTTGGATTCAATAGCGAGGATAAGTTATTAGATGTCGGTCTTGTAGGAGTATCGGATGGTCAATTCTATTTAAAAGACTGGAAAAATAATAAAGTGATGCTTGATAAATCACCTACTGGCGTATTCAATGTTTATGCTGATAATCTTCTTAAAAAAACAGGAGATGTAATGACAGGGACTTTTAGGTTTAATTCCATAGCTCAAATGTTGATGGCTCAACCTGATTCAGCAACAGGTCCTTCCGCCCGTGGGTTACACTACGCGGATAAAGAGACAGACGGAAGCGTTAATCGTGGCGGAATTGGACGTTTCAAAGGGGCTAACAACGGTGATGAATATCTGTACATGGGGTTCGGCGCTAATCCTTGGGATTCTCAAAGTGGTTTAATAGTTCGTCCTGATGGATCAGCAACCTTGAAAGGTAAAAAGATAGCAACCGCTGATAATGATACAGGATGGATTAACCTTCCTACAAATGGGGTAGAAAATGTTCCTGATAGAATTTTGAAGTACAAGAGAAGTGGGGAGCAGATTACTGTAATTGGCTCTGTTCGAAACCCAGTAAACACCACGATTTTTGCAACGCTTCCAACTGGGTTTAGACCTGTACAAAATATCGCTTTTCCGGCACTCGCTTATGGTAATGGACCAACAGTTTGTGAAGTTACAGTTAAAAGTGATGGCGGAATTTTCGTAAATGGTGTTCAAAGCGGAAATACAATTCATATTGCAATGAACTTTTTAATTTAAATCGTACAAGTTAAGCGTGCATAAGCAGGCTTTTTTAGTGTGTATACAAAGGGGATGAGAACAGTGGAGGAACAAATCTTCAATTCAATGATTCAACAAGGAGCATTCGCAGCGTTATTTGTGTGGATGCTTTTTACTACGCAAAAAAAGAATGAGCAGCGTGAAGAACAGTATCAAAAAGTAATCGAGAAAAACCAGGCAGTCATTGAAGAACAGGCAAAAGCATTTGGTTCACTTTCAAAAGATGTATCAGACATTAAACAAAAAATTATGGGGAATGGTGACGAAAAATGAAAAAATCTATTAAATTATTAGCCTCAATTTCTACTGCAGCTATCATTATATTTACTTCGGCAGGTAGTGTCTTTGCTGATCGAGAAATGATTATTCCAGGGTTACCTAAAGCTGAATATCACAGTGGATATGGGGCATATGAAGGTGTAGTAGCACATTCTACAGCCACTCCAGAAGCACCTGCTATTAATATACGAAACTATGAAGCAAGAACATGGCGTTCTGCATTTGTACATTATACAACAGATTGGGATGAAACAATTCAAATTGCTTCTACTAAGTATCAAGCATGGGGAGCAGGCCCAGCAGCTAATAAACGATTTGTTCATGTAGAGCTCTCTGAAACAAGTGACCCTATTAAATTTAAAAAATCCTATGAGAGATATGTGAAGCTACTAGCTAAGATTTTACGTGATAGAAACATTGATCCATCCATTGGATTGTGGACGCATAAAGACATTACGTATAAACTTGGTGGCACAGATCACGAAGATCCGATTGATTATCTTCGCAGTCATGGTGTATCAGAATCAAAGTTTCGTGCTGATGTATTAAAAGCATATAATGGAAATTCTATTTCAGTTGAAGCGAAACCAAAGCAACCAAGTGAAGTACCTGGTGTTATGAATGAAGCGGGAGTAGCGTATATTGATGGATACAATATAAACCTTCGTTCTGGTCCATCCACAATAAATAGTGTTATTCGTAAGTTACAAAAAGGTGAATCATATAAAGTCTGGGGTAAAGTAGGAAATTGGTTGAATCTTGGAGGAAATCAGTGGATTTATAACGATTCCTCATACATTCGCTATAAAGAAGAATGGTTATCTGTAGAAGGTAAACGTGTAGTTTCTAAAGTGAATGACTTACGATTCTATTCAAAGCCTTCCTGGTTAGATAGAGATGTTGCAGGAACTGTGGATGAAGGGTTAGGATTTACAATTGAGGCGAAAGTAGGTGTGGATGGTTCATCGCAATATAAAGTACATAATAGTAAAGGGGAGATATATTATGTAACAGCAAATTTAGTCTGTGTATATGTGAAATAGGAAAAAAGAAGAAGGGCTTCTTTGACACATTTAGTGAAAGGGCCCTTTTTAGAATTTTCTCATGGCTTCTTTTCTATTATTTTAGAAAATCAAAGCATATTATTTTCAGTTATTGCTGCTTAGGGTAGTCAAATGTTATATGATATTTAGACACTATTTCAAAATTAGTTGTGTTTTTTATTTTTACTTTCATTCAATACACCGTCAGCTAGAAATTTAATACTTGCGCCTATACTTAGAGCGAATATTACTCCTCCTATTTTAGTCTGATAGAAATTAAATATAAATAATACAACAGAAAGTACAATACTTAAGATAGCGATTATATAATATTTATTCATAGACTGGCTCCTTTTATTGTAATTTTGAAAGAGTTTTATCTCGAATCTCATAGATATAATCACCTAGTTGATTTTTAAACTCTTCAATATGAGTAACAAATATTAAACTATTGCCTCTTTCAAGAAATTTAACTAAAATTTTATATATTTCTTGTTGAGAATTTTTATCAAGTGCTGTAAAAGGTTCATCTAATAATAGAAGATTAATATTACGACTAATCATAGAGATAAGAAAGAGTTTATATTTCATTCCCAAAGAATAAGTATGTACTTGATCATGTAAAGATTCTTGACTAAGTTCAAATAAATCACAGTACATTTTAACTTCTTGTAGGTAATTATCTTTATCTTTTATTCTCCACAACGAGCATATGTATTGAATATTTTCCCATCCCGTAAGTAAATCAAAAATTGGTGGGTTGTTAGGAATAAAAGCTGTATTTCTTTTGAACTCTAACAAATCAATCTCTTTTCGTTTCTTATAAATTTTCGTTTCAGTTCCTGTCATCATATAATTTAGCAACGTAGTTTTACCAGAACCATTTGCTCCAGTGATACAGTATGATTTTCCATCTTCAATGATTAAAGAGGATTCCTGTAATATTATTTTATTTTCAAATTGTAATCTCGGTACTTGAATCTTATATGCCAA